TTGCAAATACGTTGACCACATACTCTGCCAAGGGTATTCGTGAAGACCTGTCCAATGTGATCACAAACATTGCACCCGAAGAAACCCCTTACATGAGCAACATTGGCCGTGAAAACGTGTCCAACAGCTTGTACGAGTGGCAAACCGACACCTTGGCCTCCGCTGCTGCTAACGCACAGTTGGAAGGCGATGATGTCGGCACTTTTGATGCTGTCGTTCCTACTGTGCGTTTGCAAAACTACGCACAGATCAGCCGCAAGACAATCATCTTGTCGGCCACTGAAGAAGTGGTCAACAAGGCTGGTCGCCGAAGCGAACTGGCTTATCAGATCGCCAAGCGTGGCGCTGAGTTGAAGCGTGACCAAGAGTTTTCCATGCTGAACGGCGCTGTGGCCGCTGCTGGTGACACTACCACTGCCCGTGCAACTGCCTCGCTCGGCGCGTTTGTGAAAACAAACACCGACAAGCAGACCAACGGTGTTGACCCATCGTACACAACGCTGCCCACCAGCGCCCGTACCGATGGCAACGTGCGCACCTTTACTGAGACGATCCTCAAGAACGTCATCCAAAAGGTGTGGACTGCTGGCGGCACTCCAAAGATCCTGATGTGCGGTCCTGTTAACAAACAGCGCGTGTCTGGTTTCTCTGGTATCGCTTCCAGCCGTTTCAACATTGACGGTGGTGCAAAGCCTGCAACATTGGTCGGCGCTGTTGACATCTACGTTTCCGATTTCGGCAACGTGCAAGTTATCGCCAACCGCTTCCAGCGTGAGCGTGACGCCTGGGTGATTGATCCTGACTACGCCAAGATGACCGTGCTGCGTCCTTACCAGCAGATCGAATTGGCCAAGACAGGTGACGCCGAAAAGCGTATGCTGATCGTTGAGTGGGGTCACAAAGTGCTGGCTGAAAACGCCCACGGCCTGGCCGCTGACTTGGTTACTTCTTAATAGTAAGCAAACGGAAAGGGCCAAGGTAACTTGGCCCTTTTTTTATATGATCCACAAAAGACTTTTAGGCCAAAACAAAGAGCAAGGCATCACACGGTACTGGCATCAAAACGCCGAGACAGGTGATGTGACCATTGAGACACAGCAAGACGTAACTGCTGTGATTGAGGCCAACAAAGCCATCTACAATGCAGTTGACGAGAAAGCCAACTGGACAGGTGAATGGCACTTGGTCGCAAGCATCCCAGAGTCCTTGTATTACAAGATGAAGGCCGAGGGAAAGATTGATGATCAGGCGTACATGAAACGCTGGTTGAACGACTCTGACAATCAATTCTTCAGGACTCGACCAGGAAAAGTATGAGCAACTACATTGCTGTTTGCACCCCAGCCCGTGACCAGGTACACACCAACTATTGCTATTGCATGGTCAACATGGTGGCCTATCACACACTCAACACAGAAGACGCTATCAGCCTGAAATTGATGCAAGGCACGATCATCCAAAACCAAAGGGCCGACCTTTGCTTGGATGCAATGCGTGAGGGATGCACACACATTCTGTTCATCGACAGCGACATGACTTTCCCCCAAGACATGGTGCAGCGGCTGCTCAAGCATGACAAGCCCATTGTGGCTGCCAACTGCGCACGGCGCAGAATGCCAACTGGCCCAACAGCGCAGAACTATGATGCCGATGGCAAACGCATCCCTGTTTTCACCATGCCCGATTCCACTGGATTGCAAGAGGTCGGAAGCATTGGCACTGGCATAATGCTCATCAAGCGCGAAGTGTTTGAGGGTATGTCTGAGCCATGGTTCGATATGCCTTGGCAGACCACACGGGGTTACATGGGCGAAGATGTGTTTTTCTGCAAGAAGGCACAGGAGCTTGGCTACAAGGTCTATATCGACCATGACGTTTCCCACGAGATCGGACACATCGGCACTTTTGAGTTTGGGCATCCTCACACCTGGGTGGTGAAAGAGGAAATGGACAAAGAGGCTGAAAATGGCACTTAGCACATATGCAGAGTTGAGGACATCCATCGGGGATTGGCTGAACAGGTCCGACCTGTCGGCCACCATCCCTGACTTCATCTCGCTGGCCGAGGCGCAGATTGAGCGCACACTGCGCACGCGCCAAATGATTGTCAGATCAGACTTGACTTTGACATCTGAATACAGCGCAGTGCCTGATGACTTTCTTGAAACAAAGTCCTTGAAGCTGACCAGCACCAACCCGCTGACGCCATTGGAGTTTTTGTCCATTGATGACATGGACCAAACACGATCTCATTACACGGCCAGCGGTAAGCCAAGGTTTTTCAGCATCGTGGGCAGCCAATTCAGAATCAGTCCAACGCCAGATTCAACTTACACAGCCGAAGTGATTTATTTTGCGAAGTTGGCAAAGTTGTCAAACAGTGTGGCCAGCAATTGGCTTTTGACATCAAGTCCTGACATTTACTTGTATGGATCACTCTTGCAAGCTGCCCCATATTTGCAAGACGATGCGAGAATCCAGACATGGGCAACTCTGTATGAGCGTGCCTTAAATGATCTAAGCACAGCAGATGACAGAGCCTCGACATCAGGAGGATCACTGCTGACCCGAGCAAAAACTTTTGGTTAATTGCTCCAAGATGTAATCTTGGCAAATTTCCGCATGAGGTAAAAAATGGCTGACACCACCACGACAAATTTGTTATTGACTAAGCCCGAGGTGGGTGCGTCAACAGACACATGGGGGACCAAGATCAACAACGACTTGGACACCATTGATGCGCTGTTTGATGCGGGTCCATTGCTCAAAGTTACAAAGGGCGGCACAGGTGTGGGTACATCCACTGGCACGGGCAACAACGTCCTGTCCAACAGCCCGACACTGGTGACGCCTGCATTGGGCACGCCTTCATCTGCAACTCTTACCAATGCCACAGGCTTGCCACTGACCACTGGCGTCACAGGCACTTTGCCTGTTGCCAATGGCGGCACAGGAATCACAAGTTTTGGCTCTGGTGTTGCAACTTTTCTGGGAACGCCAAGTTCGGCCAACCTGGCTGCTGCGGTGTCTGATGAAACAGGCACAGGCGCTTTGGTGTTTGCCAGCAGCCCCACATTGGTAACGCCTGCTCTTGGCACGCCATCCAGCGCGACTTTAACGAATGCAACAGGCTTGCCGATTGCCACTGGCGTCAGTGGTCTTGGCACTGGTGTGGCCACGTTCTTGGCCACGCCATCATCTGCCAACTTGCGAACAGCGGTGTCTGATGAAACAGGCACAGGCGCCTTGGTGTTTGCCACCTCGCCAGCCTTGGTGACGCCAGATCTTGGCACGCCATCAGCAGCTACTTTGACCAATGCCACCGGGCTTCCAGTGGCCACTGGCATTTCCGGCTTGGGTACAGGTGTGGCCGCATTCTTGGCCACACCATCGTCTGCCAACTTGCGCACAGTTTTGACCGATGAGACAGGCACTGGCTCTGCTGTGTTTGCCACAAGTCCAACATTGGTGACGCCAGCCCTTGGTACGCCATCCAGCGCCACTTTAACCAACGCCACAGGCTTGCCCATCAGCACAGGCGTATCTGGCCTGGGTACGGGCGTGGCCACAGCCCTGGCTGTCAACGTGGGATCTGCTGGCGCTCCTGTGGTCAATGGAGGCGTGCTGGGCACGCCTTCATCTGGAACACTGACCAATGCAACAGGCTTGCCCATCAGCACTGGTGTTAGCGGCCTTGGAACAGGTGTTGCCACTTTCTTGGCTACGCCCTCTTCTGCTAATTTGGCAGCCGCAGTGACAGACGAAACAGGCACTGGTGCCTTGGTATTTGCCAACAACCCCACCCTGGTGACGCCTGCATTGGGTACACCAGCATCAGGTGTGGTGACAAACCTGACAGGCACAGCGTCCATCAACATCAACGGCACTGTTGGAGCAACAACAGCCAACACAGGAAACTTCACCGCGCTGACAGAAAACAGCAGCCCTGCTGTGGTGCAGACAGACATCGGCACAGCACCCAATGAGATTCCTTTAAATCAGTACTTGGGTTTACTTGCTTATGAGGACACCGAGACTCCTGCCTTAAA